CAACATTGCAGAAGGTAGAAAAGATTGCGTAGCTTTCATTTCTCCTCCTTCATCAGCTGTAATTAATCAAGCTGGTGTTGAAAGTGACAATATTTCATCATGGTTGACCTCGTTATCTCGCTCCTCTTCATATGTTATGGCCGATTCAGGTTGGAAATATATGTTTGACAAATATAACAACACATACCGTTGGGTACCATTAAATGGTGATATCGCTGGTCTGTGTGTTAACACCGATAATGTTCGTGATCCTTGGTTCTCTCCTGCTGGTTTGAATCGTGGTAACCTCAAGAATGTTGTTAAATTGGCATGGAATCCAAACAAATCTTTCAGAGATGCACTCTATTCAAAAGGTGTTAATCCTGTAATTTCTTTGGCAGGTAACGGTACAGTATTGTATGGTGACAAAACTTTACAAGCAAAACCATCAGCATTTGATCGTATCAATGTTCGTAGATTGTTTATTGTATTAGAGAAAGCAATTGCTCAAGCTGCTAAGTATTCATTGTTTGAATTTAACGATGACTTTACACGTGCTCAATTTGTTTCATTAGTTGCTCCTTTCCTACGTGACGTTCAAGGTCGCCGTGGTATCTATGATTTCCGTGTTGTATGTGACACAACAAACAATACTCCAGAAGTTATTGATAGTAATAAGTTTGTTGGTGACATCTACATTAAGCCTGCTCGTTCAATCAACTTTATTCAATTGAATTTTGTTGCTGTAAGAACTGGTGTTGACTTTACAGAAGTCGTTGGTAAGTTCTAATAAATAACTAACGATATAGGAGAAAACAATGTCATTTAATGTAACAGAATTTAGAGCAAACCTATTAGGTGATGGCGCCCGTCCAAACCTATTCTCGGTTTCTTTGGTGTTCCCAACAATTGCAGCAAACGGCACAGCCGCTGGTCAAAAGACCACATTTATGGCAAAAACAGCACAGTTACCTGGTTCAACTGTTGGTACTGTACCTGTTTATTATTTTGGTCGTGAAATGAAGTTTGCTGGTAACAGAACATTTACCGATTGGTCATTGACAATCATTAACGATGAAGATTTCTTGATTCGTAATTCTTTAGAAAACTGGATGAACTCTATCAACAGTCACGCTGGTAATGTTCGTGCTGCTGGTGCTAAACAACCAACAGGTTACACAGTTGACGCTGGCGTAACTCAGTATGGTAAAAATGGTACAGCAATTAAGAATTATAATTTTGTTGGTTTGTTCCCGGTTGATTTATCTCCAATCGATTTAGATTGGGGTACAAATGATAGTATTGAAGAATACTCAGTAACATTTGCATATCAATACTGGACTTCAAACTCCACAGATAGTTAATTATTCTACGGAGAGGATACATATCCTCTCCACTATGTTTCTCTGATTTGGATTATAAAATAATATGGCAGCTAATAAATTTTCACTTTTTGGTTTTACGATTGCTCGAAATAAAGACGAGCAGAATCAGGCCGTAGAACAATCTTTTACCCCACCTACTAACGATGATGGTGCTCTTACCATCACGTCAGCCGCATATTATGGTACATACGTTGATCTAGACGGCACAGCCAAAAATGAAGTAGAACTTATTTCCCGTTATCGTGAAATGGCTATGCAGCCAGAAATCGAATCGGCCATTGACGATATTGTTAATGAAGCTATTTGTCAAGATGACGATGGAAAGAATATTGAGATTGTTTTGGATAGTCTAAAACAACCAGAAAAAATTAAAAAAGCCATCAAGGAAGAGTTTACTACAATTTTAAAATTGTTAAACTATACCAACATGGCACAAGATATTTTCCGCCGCTATTATATTGACGGCAGAATGTTTTACCATATTATCATTGACCGTGAAAATCCGGTAGGTGGTATTAAAGAATTACGTTATATCGATCCACGTAAGCTCCGTAAAGTTCGTGAAGTTAAGAAGAAAAAAGATGAAAGAACTGGTGCTGAAGTAATGAATGTCGTTAATGAGTATTATCTCTACAACGATAAAGTTACCACAGGATCATCTGCTAACTTTGGTCCTGTTGGTGTAAGAATTACTACAGATTCTATCATTTCAGTTGTTTCTGGTCTGATGGATTCTCGGCGTGCTGTTGTGTTGTCATATCTACACAAAGCAATTAAGCCACTAAACCAACTAAGGATGATTGAAGATGCAACAGTTATCTACCGTATCAGTCGTGCTCCTGAACGCCGTATTTTTTATATTGACGTGGGTAATCTTCCGAAGTTAAAAGCGGAACAATATCTACGTGATATTATGGTCAAGTATAAAAACAAACTTGTTTATGATGCTGCTACAGGCGAAGTTCGTGATGACCGTAAATTTTTATCAATGATGGAAGATTTTTGGTTACCTCGCCGTGAAGGTGGTAAAGGTACAGAAATTGATACTTTACCTGGTGGTCAAAACTTAGGTGAATTAGAAGATGTTAAGTATTTTGAAAAGAAATTATACAAATCACTTAACGTTCCTGTTTCTCGTTTAAATCCAGAAACATCAGGTTTTTCATTAGGTCGTACCAATGAAATTACTCGTGACGAACTAAAGTTTGCTAAATTTGTTGACCGTATGCGTAACAAGTTTTCTGATTTGTTTAATCAGGCTTTACGTATTCAGTGCGTATTAAAAGGTATTTGTACCGCTGAAGAGTGGGATGAATTTAAAGAATATGTGCATTATGGATTCATTAAAGATAATAACTTTACTGAACTTAAAGATGCCGAATTAATGAAAGAGCGGTTGTCATTGTTGGCAAACGTAGACCCATATACAGGCCGTTATTTTTCACAAGCATGGATTCAAAGAAATGTATTGCGTTTAACTGATGATGATATTAAGAAAATGCAAGGTGAAATTGATAAAGAGAAAGAAGAAGGCCTTGGTTTACCGGTAGGTGTTACAAATGATGTGGCACAGCAACAAATGATGTCACAGATTCCACAACAACCTATGAATCCGGACGACCAAGAACATGAAAAAACAATGGCTAAAGCAGCAGCTAAAACGACCAAAGAAGAAACAACTTTGGACATATTGAAACAAATATTATAAATATTTCATTTGGAGATTAAAAAATGTCTGATTATTCAACACGTAACATTATTGACTATGCTATGGATGACGATGGTGTAAAGTTTAGAGAAGCTCTATATGCCTCGATTCACGACAAGGTTTCGGCTCACGTGGAAGCCAAAAAACAAGAAATGGCGCAACATTTGATTACGCCACAAGCGCCAGCGGAAGATCAAAATTCTGAAGAATCAGAAGCTTAAAGCGCTAAATATCAGATATATTTTAAAAATAGGATGAAAAATGGCAAACCAATTTACATATCAAGTTCTTAAAGATACTACAGAGCGTGCCGTAATTAAGCTTACCGGCAAATTTGATGGTTCAGGACAAGAAGATAACGCTGCTCGTATTCAAGCAAGTTCATTATATGGTGCTTTAAATACTGCTGGTGGTTTGTTAAGTGGTGGTGGTACACCAAAAAGTTATTATGGTTTGGCCATTCACCGTATGTGGTATGACTGTGTTAATCCTATTAGTGCTGACGTTGAAGTATATTGGACAGCCAATACTTCAGTAACTTGTTTGATGGTCAGTAGTACCTTTGAGTACGATGGTAATTCAAATTGGGTTACTATTCCAAATGCGGCCGCAGGAACACCAGGATGTAATGGCAATCTTGGTATAAGAACAAGAGGCATGGCTGCAAATAATTCATATTCACTTATTATTGAGCTCCGTAAAGATAACGCTATGTATCAACGTGGCCAGTTTAATGATCCTGCTGCATTTAACTATGGTGAATATGGCATGGTTCAAACAGGCCGTACAAGTTAATGAAAGATTTTCTTTTAAGTTTATTGGACAATAATCCAGCAAAAGCTAAAAGTGTATTAGAAAACAGAATTAAAAGTTTGGTTGCTGAAAAACTCAACCAAGCAAAGTTACAGATGTCAGCCGAATACTTTGGTAACTTAGTTGAAGCGGCAAACATTATGAAAATGGGTCGTTTAAAAATGACCAAAGTACGCATAAGAAAAGGTAAGATTCAAAGGCGTAAAAAAACATCAGCAGTTAAAGGTTATACAATTAGAGGTGGTAAGTTAACTAGAATGTCACCACTAGAAAAACGCCATAGAAAAATGGCAGCGGTACGTACCAAAAGTAAGCGTCGTGGTAAGATAAAACAGATGCTAAGAAAAAGAAGTATATCTCTAAGAAAAAGAGGAGCAATGGGGTTATGAAACTCATTAAAGAAATTAACGAAACAGTAAACTACATTACCGAAGGTGCTGACGGTAAGAAGTCCCTTTTTATTGAAGGTCCATTCCTCGTTTCCGAAAAGAAAAATAAGAACGGCCGCCTATACGAATACAATACGATGAAGAAAGAAGTTCATCGTTATACAGAAGAATATATTAATAAGAACCGTGCTTTTGGTGAATTGGGTCATCCTGAAACACCAACAATCAATTTAGACCGTGTTGCTATTCTTATCAAAGGATTGCATGAAGATGGTAACCAATGGATTGGTAAAGCCAAAGTTCTTGATACTCCAATGGGTAACATTGCTCGTCAACTTATCGAGGGTGGAGCGCAATTAGGTGTATCATCAAGAGGTATGGGTTCATTGAAAAATGTTAACGGTGTTAATATTGTTCAGAACGATTTTTATCTAGCCACAGCGGCAGATATTGTAGCAGACCCTTCCGCCCCAGGTGCTTTTGTACAAGGGATCATGGAAGGCAAAGAATGGATGTTAGTCAATGGTGTTTGGACTGAAGTAGATCAATCTCAGGCGATTCAACAGATTCGCCAGGCTTCACAAAAAGATATCGAAAAAGTAAGTCTGCACATATTCGAAAACTTCATGAAAAAACTTTAAATATAAATATCCAATATAATCAAGGAGATTTCCAAAATGGCAAAATATAATCTGTCTGAAGCCGCTAAAGAAGTGTTGGTTAACGAAGGTTCCAAAGAAACTTTTGACGCTAACATCAAGGCTAAACAAGGTCAGCGTGGTTCAAATAAACCAGAAGTTGGTACAAGCAAATTGACCACTTCTATTGTTCCAGGTCAAAAAGACGTTGGACAAATTGGTGATTCTCCAGAAGAAGAAAATGATGGTTTACCTGATTACACAAAAGGTACTCCGACTGCTACTCCTCCTGGCGCAACACCTCCTGTTGGTACTGAACCAATGAAAAAACTGTCTGGTCAACCACAAGAAACTATGGGTCGTAAGGACTTGGTTGGCGCAACACAGTCACCAGCAACTGATTACTCAGCAATCCGTGATCGTATCGCTGGTAAATTGGCACCACAAACATTCGAAAAGAATCCAGGCGCTACATTCCAGTCATATGGTGAGTCAATCGACATGAGCGATGACGTTAACGCATTGTTGGAAGGTGAGAACCTCTCCGAAGAATTCAAAGCCAAAGCAACCACAATTTTTGAAGCAGCTGTTCTTTCACGTGTTGAAGCTGTTGCTGTTGAAGTTGAAGCACAACTCACCGAAGAGTTTACAGTTGCTGTAGAAACAATCAAAGAAGAACTCGCTGCTAAAGTTGATGATTACCTCAACTACATGGTAGAAGAGTGGATGAAAGAAAACGAACTCGCTATTGAATCTGGTCTCCGTGCTGAGATTGTAGAAGATTTCATTGGCGGTTTACGTAATTTGTTTGTTGAGCATTATATTGACATTCCTGCCGACAAGGTAGATGTTATTGAAGAGTTGACTACTAAAGTTAGCGAACTCGAAGGTTCATTAAATGAGCAAATCAACAAGTCAATTGAACTCACAAAAGAACTCAACGAACAGAAAAAAATTGAGGCTATCTACACAGCGTGTGAAGGCCTAACGCAGACACAAGTAGAGAAAATGAAATCACTCGCAGAGAGCGTTGAGTTTACTACTGGTGAAGATTTTGCACAAAAACTAGAAACTTTGAAAGAATCATATTTCAAGTCAGAAGTTAAAGCGGCAACGACATCTGCATTAGATGATGAAGTTCATATCGAAGAAGAAACAAAGAAAACTACTTTTGCTGATCCTTCCATGGAACTTTACGCTAAAACCATTTCACAAACATTGATAAAATAAAAAAGGAAAATATCAAATGTACATGACAGAACAATTACAACAAAAATGGGCTCCAGTTCTTGAGCATCCAGAACTTGATTCTATTAAAGACCCATACAAGCGTGCTGTTACAGCCCTTGTTTTGGAGAACCAACAACAAGCTATGGTTCAAGATTCACAGGCTTTGATGGAAGCTGGCGCTGCTGGTCCAACAAACGTTACTGGTGGTGTTCAAAATTTTGACCCAATCTTGATCTCTTTGGTACGCCGTGCTTTGCCAAATCTAATCGCTTATGACGTTGCTGGCGTTCAGCCAATGACAGGTCCTACAGGTTTGATTTTTGCAATGCGTGCTCGTTACACAGGTCAAGGTTCAGCAAATCCAGAGGCATTCTTCAACGAAGTTGATACAACATTCTCTGGCCAAAGCTCTTCAGGCGCTCCATTCAATAACTACGGTTTCTCTGGTAACACAGCAAC